TAACAAATAGTTTAGTAATAATAAGTAATATAGATATAGATAATAGTAAATATACTATTGATGATAGTAATTTAGAATTTCATACTTATTATTATGAATATAATATAACTTTTTATTTAAATTTAATTACTGAAAGTAGGGAATATAGTTTAAATATTAATGATAGACGATTTGAATTTGCTTTAAATAGTTTAAATTTAGATAGCAATATATATTTAAATGAAATTAATGAAACTATAAATATTTATAATATTTTAAATTTATCAAATTTAGGTTTAACAAATAGTTTAGTAATAATAAGTAATATAGATTCCGATAATACTAAATATACGATTGATGATAGTAATTTAATATTTGAAAATTATTATTATGAATATAATATAAGTTTTGATTTATTATTATTTAATGAAAGAAAAAATTATAATTTAAATATTTATGATAGCAGATATGATATTATTTTAGAAAATATTAGTGATACATGTAATTTTACAATAACTAATAATTTTAGTAATTTAGATTTATATGATATATTTAATATTGGTATATTAGAATCAATAAATGGATTACCAAATAATTTTATAATTTTTAGTAATATAATAGATAATGAATATTTTTCAAATATAAATAATAGAAATATTATATTTAATAGAATATATTATATATATGAATATAATATTGATTTTATTATAAAAATAGATAATGAAATAAAAGATATATATTTGAATATTACTGATAATCGATATAATTTGATAAATATTAATTATAATAGTAATATTGAAATAACAAATGAAAAAAATATAATAAATTTATTTAATGTATTTAGTAATTTAAATAATCAATATGAAATACCTAATAATTTAATTAGTTTTAGCAATATAGAATTTAATGAAAATTATTGTTTGATAATAAATGATTCTAATATTGAATTTAATAATAATTATTTATATAATCATTATATAACATTAAATTTAATAATTGAAAATATTATTTTCAATAAAAATATAAATATTACTGATACTCGATATGATTTAATAAATATAAATTATAATAATATAATAAATATTACAAATGAAAAAAATATAATAAATTTATTTAATGTATTTAGTAATTTAAAAAATGAATATAATATACCAAATAGTTTAATATCTTTTAGCAATAAATCATATAATATTTATTATGAATATAATAATAGTTCAAATATTATATTTAATACTAATTATTATTATGAATATACAATAATATTTGATATAATTATAGATGATTATATTAATAATAGTAATAAAATTTTAAATATTACTGATACTCGATATGATTTAATAGATTTAGAATTTGAAAATATATATATAACAGAAGATATATCATATATAAATATTTATGATAAATTAAATTTTAGTATTTTTGGATTAAGTAAGAATAATTTAATAATAAGTAATATTGAAAGTAATAATAAATATACAATAAATAATTCAAATATATATTTTAATAGAACAAAATATTTATATAATTATGAAATAGAAATAAATTTAAAATTTAATAGATTATTTGAAGAAAAATTAAATATTTTTGATATTAGATTTTCGGTTTTATTATCAAATTTATTATTTGATAGTAATATAATTTTAAATAAAAATGAAGAAATAAATTTTTATGAAAGATTTAATTTAGATAATTTAGGTTTGAGTGAAAATGAAATAAAATTCAGTAATATTAATGAAAATGAAAAATATAATATAATAAATAATTCAAATATATTATTTACAAATAAATATTTATATAGTTATGAAATAAATTTTGATTTAATTTTTGAGAATAATATTAAAAATTATAATTTAAATATAATAGATGAAAGATGGGAAATAGCAATGAGTAATATTAAATTATTAAATTCAAATATAAATATACTAAAATCAAAATTTAATAAAAATATTTACGATTTATTAAATTTAAAAGAATTAGGATTAGATTCAAATTTATTTTATATAAATAATTTGAATCCAATTAATGATGATGAAATTGAAAATGATGATAATATAATTAAATTTAATTTTAATGAATATAATCTAACAAATAATAATGAAATCTTTTTCAAATTAAATAAATTATATATTAGTAAAGATCAAAATGATATAACTAAATATAAATATAAATTAAATAATTCAAAAACTATATTTTATTCAAATATAACAGGTGATGAATATATTGAAATTTCAGAAGAGAAGTATGTTACAACAGTTATACCGAATTTTGGTTTTATAGGTAATACTCATTATATTTATGGATATAGACCAGTTTCAAATATAAAATATTCAAATATTTCAAATATAATAAATTCAATAAATATAATACCTTTAATTAAAATAGATAATTATAATTTAATAAATAATTATAATGCTTTAATAACATGTAATTATAAAAATCCAAAATGGTATATAGATGTAAAGAATTATAAAGAAATACATCCTTATCCTTATTTATTAAATTTAAATGAATTATTAAATATTGATGAAGAATTATTAATTAATTATAATTATACATCATTTAGATTAACAAGTCCAATTAGTATATCAAATATAAAATTACCGAATACTATATTTTTTCATGATAGGAGTTCGTATGATTATACTGTAAATGATCAATCTATAACATTACATAAAGTATATTATGATGGTAAAATAAAATATGGTATATCTGATTTAGTATTTTTATATATAGATTATGTTACGGCAGTTAATGGAATAATATATAATAAAACATTAGATAATGAAGAATTATTTATAAATCAATTAAATATTAGAAATAATTTATTAAATTTAACATTTAAATATAAATTTCAAAATATTTATAATAAAGACGATGAAATAATTTTAAAATTAGTAGATAAAAGATATGAATATATAAGAACATTATTTAATAGTAATAATGATGAAATAATAGAAAGAAAAGAAGAATTAGTAGGATTAAGTTTAAAAATATTGGATATATCAAGTAATTACATAAATGAAATAGTTGAAAATAAATTAGAATTTAAAATAAGTGATTTAATAATAGAAAATAATAATTGTAATTTTATATTTAATAATAATGATATATATAAATTAGTAAAAGATTATTCAATAATAGAAACAAGTTATGAATTTAATAATATTTTAGTAGATAAAGATTTTAAATTAAATATAATAGATAAAAGATTAATATTAATAGAAAATGAATTAATATTAAGAACATCAAATATAAAAATAAATTTAGATTTATTGGAAAATTATTATTATAGAGAAAAATCGTTATTATTATTTAGTAATATAATTATTAATAATAAAAATTATAATATAGAAACAAATATAATAAATAGTAATTTAATAATAAATACATATAATAGGAATATAAGTTATGAAATAAATATAATAGCATATGATAATATAAATAATATAAAAAATAGTGATTTAAATATAAAAGTATTTGAAATAAATAATAATTTAAATGATTATGAAAGAAATAATTATAATTTAGAAGAATTTATATATGATAGTAATATAATAAATATATATAAATTAGATGAAAGTTATAATTTTTATAAAACATGGTATAGTGGAAATAGTGAAGATAGTAAAACATTAAGAATAATAAGTGAAAGATTTAATAATAATATGAATAAAGGTATAAAATTACCAACAATTGAATTTGTAAATAAAAATATAATATTGAAAGATATAGGTGTATTTATAAAAACAAAAAAAGATGAAAGAATAAGTTGTATAGGTGTAATAGAAGATAATGGAATAACAAAATTAATAAAAAATGTAGATTTTAATAATAATAATAATTTATCAGAATATATTCCAAAATATAATGGATTACATGATATTGAAGTAAAAATGCATGAAAATTTAATAAATTCGGAATTTATAAATGGTTATCTATATGGAAGTAATATAGATATATATATATTAATAAATAATAGTAATTTATGTTTAATAGATAATGATATAATAAGTGGATATTATATAATAAAGTGTGATATAGAAATATATGAAAACAATTATAATATATATAATGAAAATGAAATAAATTATTATAATATAAATTTAAAAGATTTATTTGATAACAATGATATAATAAGATTAGAAGAAAATTATAGTAATGAAAGTCATAAAATAAGAATAAATATATCAAATATAAATGATGAAATGAGTTTTGATATATATAAGATAAAAGAAATAAATGAAATAAATAATAATATAATAAGATTAAATGATAATGAATTATTATCTATAAATGAAATAATAGAAATAAATTCAAATATAATAATTGAATTAGAAGATAATAAAATAAATAATATAGTATATTGTTATAATTTAGAAAGAAGTAATATAGAATTAAAAGAAAATATATTATTATTTGATAAAAAATTAGATATATCAAAAAATATAGAATTATATGATATAGAAAATTTATATTTTAATAGTGAATATATATATTCAATATTAATAAAAAATATAATAACAGGTAAAACTTTATCTATAGAAAAAAGTATAATAACAGAATTTGGAAAAGCAGAAAATTTTAGATATTTTAATAATAAATTAAAACATGAAATTGATTTTTATTGGGAAGATAATGTAAGAACTGGAAATAAAAATATAAAACCAAATGATTTATATAAAATAGAATATAATAGTAGTAATATATATATAACAAGTAATATAAAATATAATCATAATATATATGATAATTATGATAATAGAATAGATCAATTATTTAGTTATGGTTCAAGTAATATTTATAAATTAATAACAAATAATAATGAAATAACTTATAAAGAAGTAATATATGAAAAATATCATTTAGAAGAAGATTCTATAAATTTTAATTTATTAGAAAGTAATTCAATAATAGAATGTATAATAAATGATTATAAATTTAAAGATGGTATGAGTGCAAATTATATATATATATATAGTAATGTAGAAGAAAAAATAATAAATAAAGATGATGATATATTAGATAATTTTGAAATAATAGATAATTATAATAATAATGGTATAATTTTGAATAAAATAAATGATAGTAATTTAATAATAAAAATAGAAAATAGTAAAATAAATGGTTATTTCATAAATTTTTTATTAATATATGAAAATATAGAAAAAAGAATAAGAAAATATTCAAATTATGAATTAACATATAGTAAATCTATAAATAGTGATTTAAATAAAGATATAGAATTATTAAATGATATAATGGTAATTTTATAAATTAAAAAAGATGGTAAAAATATCATTAATATCATAAGTATTAATATTATTTTCTACAAAAAAGTTCCATTTATATGGTAATATAAAGAATTGATTATCTTTAAGTTTAATTGAAATAATTTTGGAATCTGCGGATGGAATATTATTGATAAATAGTGTGTATGGATTAGAAATATGTATTTCTTGTTCTTTAAGAGTGTATATAATTTTATATTTAGAATTATTTTTTAACCATAAATTATTAGTATGAATATTATTAGTTTGTGAAATAAAATTATGTTTAAACCATTTATTGATGATATTATCTATATTTGGTGTTGTATCTAAAATAATAATAGGTAATTTTTCATATAAAAGCGAAAATTTGAAATTAGTGATATTAGTTTGATTAATTTGTATATTTTTAGGATGATAAAAATATAAAGAATATAAAATAATTATAATAATAGTAATTAAAATAATTTTATAATATGTCATTATTATTTTAATAATTATTCTTATTAAATTAAAAGATATATAAGCATGGTTGCGCCACTTGTAGCATTAAAAGCAGCACAAAAAGCAAAAAAAATGCTTGATAAAGGTAAAGGTATAAAAGAAAAATTTAATAAAGTATCAAATGATATATCAGGTAAAATATCAAAAAATATATCAGGTAAAATATCAAAAAATAAATTAGTTAATACATCAAATGATACATTTGGTAATAATAATGGAATAGTTGGAAATATTATGAATAGAATAAATAATAGATTTGAATCAAATGTTAATAATGCAGATGATATTGCAAAAGAATATATAGGTCCAATTGCAGATAGAGGAATAAATATTACTAAAGATTTAGTAAGTGGTATAGGTAATGTAACAAGTGGTGTTGCTGGTTCTATTGATACAAAATTTAATATTGTATTTAGAGCAATTGTTGCAGTTTTATTAATTGCTTTAATAATAGTAATAGTTTTGATAATTGTAGGTGTTTTAAAACCATCAGATTTTTCAATGAATAGTAATAATTCAACATTGAGTCAAAATAGTAATTCAAATTATTCAACATCTTCAAACAAAGGATATTTTAATTTTTTATCAGAAATGACATCTGGATATTCGTTAAGAATATTTGGTGATGAAAAGGTAGAAAATATAAAAGATAATAATAAATCAGAAAGAAATATATTAAATGGAAGATGTAATGATATAGATAATATAACAAGTAAAGATAATTTAAATTGTATTAAAAATATTAAAATAGATAATTTAAAATGGGAAATAGATAAAAAAAATGAATTATTAGATTATAATAAATTACCAGATAAATTAAAAAATAAAGATAAAGAATCAATATCAATACCATTTAAATTACATGATACAGGAATATATTTACCAGATTGTAATAATAGTTATTATAAAAATACTGGAAATAAAACAAATTTATTAGAGAATGAATATATGAAAAATGAAAAAATGTTAGTATGTAAATTAAAGGATGATAACGCTGGAAAAATATATATATAATAAATAAAGTAATGTTAAAAACATTTAATATAATTGATAAAATTGATAAAAAAACAGATAAAAAAGTAAGTAAAACAAATATAGATAGTGAAAATGAAAATGATGATGAAAATGATGATGAAAATGATGATAAAAATGATAATGAAAGTGTAAATGAAAGTGTAAATGAAAATGATGATGAAAATAATAATGTAAAAAAAAGTGAAAAAGGAGAAAGTGGTGAAAAATGTACATATGATTATATTAATAAAAATAATTTAGATGAAAAATATTTAAGAAATATAAAAAAAAAAAGTAATGATTTTATTAAAAATGATTTAAAAAAAAGTATATGTAATTATAAAGATAAAAAAGCAGTATTAAATTGTAGTATAAAATCCCCATTTTATAATTATAAAGGTGATTATACAAATAATAATAATAAATGTGAATTATATAATTGTCCAGAAAAATTTGAAAAAAAAGGAAATAAATGTAAATTAAATATAGAAAATTTAGATAATGATTTAATATGGAAAAAAGATTTAAAAAATGTATGTGAAGAAAAATGGTTTGATTGGTTTTTAATACCGAATTATCATTTAGGTAATGGTATTAAAAAATTTAATAAACCATATCCAAATAAAGAAAAAGAACATAAAGATAATATGATAGAATGTTATGATAGTTGTGATAATGGATTTGTTCCATATGTAACTGATAAAAAAGATGAAAGTAATGATTATAATAATATATGTGTTAAAAAAAATATTAAAGATTATGGTTTATATGGCGATACACCAGATTATTGTCCTATAAATGCAATACATTTATTAGGACAAGTTGATTATACAAATATGAATACTGATGAAAATATATTAAAAGATTATTATTTAAAAGTGAGAGAAGAAAGTAAAAATATAGATATTAAAAATGAACAATCAGATATTGATGAAATTTTAAAAAATTCAAATAAAGAAATAAAAGAAAAAGCTAACAAATATATTAAATATTTATATGATAATAAACATAAAAATTATTTAAATGATAGATATTATTCAAAATTAGAAATACAAAAATGTAATGAATTATTAACAGATGATAATATAAATACAGCTTATTTAAAATGTATAAAAATTAAAGAAAATAAAAATTATATTAAAAATAAAATTTTACCATATTATTATAAAAAAGATGATGATAATGAATTAATGAAAAAACATATTGAAACTTTAAACTGGAGTTGTGATAATTGTTTTAAAGAAAATGGATTATTTTATAATGATATTAAAAATATAGCAAATAGAAGAAAAGATGTTATAAAATCAATAGATAATATTAAAGAAAAAGATATAAATGAGAAAAAAAATAAAATAAATGAAACATTTAATTTTTCATCTAATAATATTTATTATTATATTTATGATATTTTTTTAAAAAGTGAAAATGATAATAGTATAAATAATAATATATATTTAAATTATTTAAAAAAATTATTTTATATATTAATATTCGGATTTATATTAATATGTTTTTATTTTATTGCATTTAAAATTACAAGACCTATGTATGATAAATCTATATATACATTAAGTAAAATATTTTTATATTTATCACAAATATATATAAATTTATTAAATTATATTTTTACAAGTATTGATACTAATAATGATATTAAAAAATATTTATTTGAATTAATTGAAAAAATTAATAATAATATATAAAGATAAATTAAATAATTAATAATAATGTATGAAGATCCAGAAGAAGAATTAGAATATATAAATTTAAAAAATTTATTAAAAAATAAAATTTTAGTTTTAGAAGAAAAATATAATTTAAAAAAAAAAGAAGGACCTATTAATAATCCTAATAATTTAACACTTGATATTAAAAATGTTTGTAGAAAAAATGGATTCATTTAATAAAATTGATAAATTTATTATAAAATTATTAAATTTAAATATAAGTCCAAAAAGATTTCATTATAATGAAATTTATTTAAAATTATTAAATAATGAATTTACTTATGAAGAATATAAAAATCGTTTAACAACTATTAAAATTTATATTAAACAACTTGATATTATTAAAAAAATACCAATAATAGAACAATGTTCAAAAGAATGGTTTGAAACAAGAAAAAATATATTAACAGCAAGTGATACACATAATGCAATTTTAAAAAGTAAAAATTTAATTAAAAATAAAGCTTTAGAAATAGTAAATTTTATAAAAGGTGATGCTTTAACATGGGGAAAACAATTTGAACCAATTGCTAATAATATTTATTCTATTGAAAATGATAATATAAAAATATTTGAATTTGGTGTTATTAAAGCAACACAAATAGATCCTGATACTAATATACCTTTTTATGGTGCAAGTCCTGATGGAATTACATCAAATGGTATTATGTTAGAAATAAAATGTCCATATTCAAGAAAAATTAAAGAAAATTATATTAAACCAGATTATATGGATCAAGTTCAAGGACAAATGGCTGTTTGTAAATTAAAAGAATGTGATTTTGCCGAATTTGAATTTCAAAAAATTTCTAAAGAAGAATTTTTTAATATTGATTGTAAATATTATGGATGTTTTATTGTTAATAGTGAAAATCAAGATAAAATAGATTATTATAGTGAATTATGTTCAGAACCTATAAATTGTTATTTGAATATATTAAAATTAAATTATAATAATACAAAAAAAGTAATTTTTTGGAAATTAAAAAAAATGAATATACAACGAATCAATTTTGATGAAGATAAATGGAATGATTATTATATTCCTAAATTAAAAGAATTTTGGGATAAAGTCCAATCTTATGAAGAAGATAATAAAATTGATTTTAGATCAGATAGTGATTAATTTTTTGAATTACATTTTAATCCTTTACATGGTAAATCTATCAATAATCTTGGTATTATTTTTTCTATATTTTCTTTTGTACTTAATTTTTTTATATAAGGACTAACTGTTATTGAATTTTCATTTAATTTATAAACTAAACAATTTGATATTATATGATTATTTGTTTCATCAGTTATCTTTTCTTTACATATACTTTCATATACATTTTCATCTTTTGTTCTTGATGCACAACCACAATATATATTATCATTATTTACACAATTTATAAAACAATTTTCTTCTTTTGTTGGTTCTATTTTTATTGGCATTTTTATACTTGGATCCTTACCTTTAAAAAATTTTATCATATCTACTATTCCTTTTATTGTTGGTTCTTTTTCTGTTTTTATATTTAAATTAACTTTATAATCATTAAAACATTTATGACCTTTTAATTCATGTCCATAGAAATTTATACTATTTTTATCATACATTGGATATATTAATATTACATTTACATCTACTATTGTATTATCATTTTGTTTATCACTATAAAATGGTTTCATATGATACATATTATCTATTGATGTTACCAATAAATCATCATCTTTTCTTTTATAAGGATATTGTGTTATTAACATATAAACTGGTCCTAATATTATATTATCATTACTATTTACTAATTTACTATAATCACTACTTTCATAATATTTATCATTTACATCATATCCACGCATTATTTTATTATCTTCTATCAATACTTTTTCAATTATATTATTATTTATTAATTCATTTTTTGATATTTTATATTTATCCGCTATCTCTATTAAATTATATACTTTTGATGATTTACATGGAACATTATCACTTATTATTTTTAATATATTATTATATTCTGGTTTCCAATTTCCTGTTTTACTTTTTATATTATGTTCAATAGATTCAGTCTTTAAACACATAAAATGTAATAAAAAATTATAATCTTCTGAAGTATTATTTTTATCAAAATAATAATTTAATTCATATTTATTTTTTATACTACAATCATCATTTATTTCACCATGAAACCAAAAATCTTTATTATTTTTATAACAATTTAAACTTGTATCATTACAATTTGAAAATTTTTCGATTATTCTACATTTATAATATATAATTATATTTATTAATATTATCAATATTATTATAAAAATTAATATATATCTTATATCTATATCCATATTTAATATTAATATTATACTTTAATTTTATTTAAATAAAATTTAAGAATCTTGATAAATAAATAATTTATATTTATCAACTGTTTTTGTTGGATCTAAACCAGTTGGAATTATTAATATATCGCCTGCATTAGAATATTGTATATCTTGCATTGATCCGGAGGAGGGTGCAGTTATACCAGTTGTATCAATAGTGGCTTGATTCGCGTCATTAACAGTATATATATCTTGGGTTTCTGTATTCAATATTGCTAATTTTGAATATTTAGTAAAAGGATATGGATAATAATATTTAAAATTTCCAATAGGTGTAGAAGCATCTTCACCTATTCGAATTTTTAAATAATTAAAATCACTTATAGAACCTGGTGTAGTTTCAGACGATTCCTCTATTTTTTTAATTGTTTCATGCCTGCTCCAATCTGTAGCATCAAATATTTCTTTTTGATTATCTTTAGTCGTTGTTTCTATTTGATCAGGTGTTACTGATAAATGAAGGAATCGAGATCCTGAATTATATTTATTTGTATCTATATCATCATATAATTCAAAAGCATTTTTAAAGAATATTTTTCCATTACCGTCAGTCACTTGACCTTCACCATCAATATTAGTTTTAACAATATTTAAATTATCTGATCCATCAACCGTAAATTTATAACATACACTTTGTGTTTCATTACATATATTGAAATCATTTGCAATATTAACTTTATTTCTTAATTCAATTTTATTTTCAGAACTGGTTGTTGTATCTTGCATAATATACTGAAACGGACCTACACTAATCTCACTAGAATCACCCTCAGCCTCACCAGTTGAAATAGCAGTATGATCTGTATCACCAGTTGTTCTTAAATCTGTTATTTCTTTAATTTTTGTTTTATTACTTTGAATATCTAAACGATCAGTTGCTAAATCATCTGTTCTAACATAATTACTATCATCTAATTTTGTATCTATAGTCGTAGTTATAATTGGTTGTGTATTTTTTATAGCTTTATCAATTATTTGTTGTTCTCTATCAGAAAAAGTTTTATCATCTGTTGTATTTTGTTGTGTATATAAATAGATACCTATTGAAATTGCAATTATAATTAATAAAATTATAAGTAATAATATACTTTCTGCCATTTTAATATTATAATTTATAAAATATTTTAATTTAAATCTTTATATTAACTGTAAATAATTCACTATCATCAATTTCATTTTCACCGCCTTCTTTTTCAACTTCTTCATTTTCAACTCCTTCTTGTTCTTCAACTTCTTCATTTTCAACTCCTCTTTCTTCTTCTCCTCCTCCTTCCCTTTGTTCTTGTTCTTGTTCTTGTTCTTGTTCTTGTTCTTGTTCTTGTTCTTGTTCTTGTTCTTGTTCTTGTTCTTGTTCTTGTTCTTGTTCTTGTTCTTGTTCTTGTTCTTGTTCTTGTTCTTGTT